AGATTCTGACACTAGTTCGCATCCGTCCGTCGTAGTCAGGCTTAGCCTCAAAGTAAGTCCCCTTGGACTTACGTAATCGGCGGATATGGATGATGAGTTCAAGAGCTCGTTTGTGGGAAGGTAGCTTGCAGGAGTTAGCTTCCAGAGCGACCAATGTATCCTCATCTACACCTTTCCTCACTGGGAGTTTGAATTCTTTATAGAGCAGCTCCGATATCTGCTTTGGTGAACTTACATTTACAGGATGCCCAACTATTTCCTCCAGGTCAAGCTGGGCATACTTAATCTTGTCTTCATATTCTAGGATCAACTCTTTCCTTCGGTTATCATCTGCAAGGATGCCCACTTCCTCTAGGTCTTTATAGAGGTAATGCAGCTTCATCACATAACCGAAGAAGAAATCATCGAGCCAGTTTGGGAATCCGGGAACGACCAATTCGCGCGCAGCTTCAGTCAGCCGTAGGAAAATCTCGAAAGCTACGGCAGCGTCTTTCGCGTTATAAAGGAGAAGGCGGTCTACCTTATCCTTCTTCCAGTTGAATTCTCGGCCTTCATCTTTGTAGTATGGTTCTTCCGTGTAGATGGAGGCAAGGAAAGCTTGGCTCTTCTCGAACTCACAATGCAGGGAGTGCGCGAGGAGCATTATGTCGCAGTAGACGTTTCTGATCCTGATACCGCAGACATCTTCTAGCTTCCCATGATCGAACTTGAAGTTCTGCCCGATGACGAGAATATCTTCTCTCCCAAAGAGTTCTGCCAGAATCTTCCAAATCTGACAAAGTTGGTGGTCTGCAATGCCCTCTAGATTTTGCCAGCTTAGGATATCAAGGAGTGGAATCGAGGCAGCGTGCCACTCATTGAAAGCCAAAGCTATACAGACTGGGAGACCGTAGACAGTCTCAATATCTACGCTTACGATATGCTTGTCAGCGTAGAGGTCGAGGAACCGCTGGAGAGCGATTGGGGACTTAATGATTTCCAGATTACGTTCAGGTGGAGAGTATCGCTTGAAAAGACTCTGCTCTTTTAGCCTCTTCAAATCAAATCTCACCACATGACGCATCTGATATTTCATGGCACCCGGACCCTCGCCTCCCTCCGAGTGGAGGAAAGCGGCAGGGTGTATGGTCGGGATGACTTTGCAATCAAGGTTCTGAGACGGTAGAACTGAACCCCGATAGTGCGCGATCCCAGAGAAGCCTGTCCCCTTGCCTGTCAAGATATTTAGGGAGAGATTTCCCAAGGCAAGAATGACATTCGGATTGATAGCTCCAATCTCTTGCCAGAGCTGAGGAATGCCCTCCTCTATCGAGTGACCAATTTCGGAGAGCTTCTTGAGATTGTTATTGGGAGGCCGCCACTTGACAACATTGGTGACGTAGCATTCACTTCGTCTAATTCCAGCTTCCATGAGCCAATCATTCAGCATCCTACCCGATGGCCCACAAAACGGGATGCCTGATTCTTCCTCGTCTGCTCCGGGAGCCTCCCCAACTATCACTATCTTCGCATTGGATGGTCCTTGACCTTCTACTCTTTCTCCTTGACCCATTGTTTCTCCAGAATGTCCAGAAGTTCAGGGATGGAGTAAGCGACAGGCTTCCCGACCCCAATCATGTGCTGTCTTTCAACTGTAGCGCCCCTACTCTCAGTCCAGCGGGGGAGCATGAGTATGTGGGTGCAGAAGTCGAGAATGGCAAGATCATAGTCAATCCAGGTCTGCCAGCTCAGTTGGTGACAAGACGGGAGGATCGCCCCCATCTGAGGACAGAATGAGGGAATACCAAGCCGGAGCAATTCGAGGTGCGCATCCAGACCGATGGCAACATTCATCTCGATGCTTAGACTCCCTAGCTCTTTGTTGTAGATGGGAGTGATCGGACCAGAGATGTAGACGAGGATGCCACGCCTCATTTCAGTTCCAGCCGCGCTTTCCCGCTCTCGTAGAAGCTCTTCTCCCGTTCGCATACAATAAACCTTCTTTCCGTTTCTTTACAGGCATGTGCGGTTACGAATGAACCTCCGAAGGGGTCCAGGATGATGTTACCCTTGTAAGTCAGGTCGCCGATGATGTCTTTCAGAAGTTCAATCGGCTTCTCGTTGGGATGCAGGAGCTTCTGGGGTGGAACTGCCGGGAATGTCTTGACTCCAGATAAAACTGTTGGAGAAGTCATTGCCGGTGATCCCTTGGTAGCAATGACTCCAAGCTCGAAATTCCTATCGTATTCCCACGGCCGCACGCCTCGTCTGGAGAGCGCGTTTGTCTTGTTCCAGATCATGGGATTCTTAGAGACCTTAAAGCCAAGTCTCTCCAGTTCCCCGTTAGTGTGAACGAGCTTCCCAGTTGAGTGGTCCCGGACGTCAGAGCCACAGTAATAGGCATAATCGTCCAGACCACAGAAGAAGAACAGGAAGCCGTCATGTCGGAGAACTCGATAAATCTCCTTGAAGACCGGCATCGTTCTCTGGTCTAGGGTGAGGTCCTCCTGAAAGAACTTGATCCACGGCGGGTCGGTTATGCAGTGGTCAATACTTTGAGGGGGAAACTTGGAGAGGATGGTCGCAGCGTCCCCAAGGTAGCATTGATTGACTGCTAGGTCTTGATTGACGAGGCCAGCCTCCTCCTCTGCTTCAAACCGTTGTGCAGCAATGCGGACAAGTCGGACAGCTGTCTTTTTATCTCTAATGTTACGGAGAGAAGGGTCAAGCTGGACCGCCCTAGCGAGCTGGAGGTCTTCTGCAATTGGTCCGAGAGAGATGCCAAGCTCTCTAGCAGTATCTCGGACTCCCCATCCAGTTTTTTCCGCGTCTTTTTTGGGCCTTCCTGTAGGCGCTTCACCGTGCTCTGACTGTCGAAACTTGTGAAGTGCCTCGATAAGGAGGGCCTCCTCCCACCACGGGAGATTGTGCCGCTTAAGGTTTTCGTGGGTTTGGATGATTTTCCCTTGAATCTCGTCGACTTCGCGGACTTCGGCATCGATCTCCGTCCATTCCAACTTAATCGCGGCCCGTAAACGCTTCTCTCCAGATACCAGAAAGTATCCCTCATCCCGTGGCCGCACAATGATAGGATGGGAGAGACCGAGTTCCTTGAGCGACGAGGCGATGTTTTCTACATCGGATATCAGTTCCGGTGACTCCTCTGAAGGTGAGTAAAAGATGCTTCCGATCTGAAGTTTCATTTTTCCTCCCTGAGCTTCCGCATGATCGTATGGAGGTAGATCTCTATCTCGTTAGTATTGCTTGATATGATCTCTCGTATCGAATTGGTTACTGTGGGGGATGTCAATACGAGTGTGTCAATTTCACCAAGCATAACCTTAATACGATCTACATACCATGCAACTTCAGGCTCACTCATCTTACCTCCGAAAAAATGGAAGGGGGATTTCTCCCCCCTCCCTCTAACTAGAACGGAATGTCGTCGTCATCCTCGACGGTTTCCTCGGTGTCGTCTTCGTCTGACTCGTCGTCAGATTCCGTAACGTCCTCACCACGCTCGATGGCTTCTTCCTGTTCGAGCTGCTTTTCCTTGATGTCTTCCGCGAGCTGAAAATTGGTCACACTTGCCTCCAGATGAAAAAGGATGGGAGTTCCGTCATTTTACGTGTTTACCGCAACTCCCAAGCATTCACACAACCTAGTCTATTATGAGCGGGCTAGGATGCTCCTCTAGATGTTGAAAGTCACCCTTTCGAGCGTTTTGTGACCCTATATCTGTATCGGGTCTGGTCTACTCAGGAAGTCCAACATGTCGAGGTCTTACTTGAAGTCCCCGAAGCCACCGACCGGAGCGGCTTCCGTCACCGACGACGAGGGTGCCCAATCGTCGACCTGATTGCGGGGCTTGTCGTTCCCCGTCTTGCCACGCGAGGTCACGATGTGAATCATGACCCTCTTCCCGACCTGCGCCTCGAAGTCGTAGTCAGGATCGACGCCTTCCTCCTCCGTCACCCTGCCACCCGTGGCCTTGATGAAGGGGATTGCCGACTGCGGGAACTTCTCCGAGAACCAGGTGGGGATCGGGACTCCCATTGCGTCCCCATCGAGGCCGACGATGTCGATGCGCGTATTCATCGACTCCTTGTCCGACGCGACTTCCTGCCGGACTTCCTTGATCTCCGCCCCATACCAACCCGGACGGACGATCTTCTGCGCCTTCACGTCTTGTGGCGTGATGTTCATGCGAATTGCCATTTGTCTACTCCTGTCTGCACTTGCTTGTTGTGATGCTACGATTCTTTTGTTCCATAGTCCTCCGTGAAGATGACCTTACCAATCTCGATGCACTCAGGGCAAATTGCGATAGCCCTGAATACGGTATCCGGGGGAAGCTCATTGCTGACCGACTTATGACAGATCCAGCAGATGAGTCTCAAGGGTGCTCCTTATCTTTGCTTGAATGTCCCTCCTCAATCCACATCTCGATTAGCCAGCGGATCGCGGCTGTCGCGGTGGTTGGAGGCTCACATGACTCACACTTCGCAATAAATTCCTTGTAACCTTCTGGAGTTAGACGAACTGTGAGTTGGATCGAGTGTCGTCTATTCTCTGGCATCTCTCAGGCTACTACCTCCTCCGCCCTACTCTGAAGCTTGACATTGTGGTCCGCACAATACTTCTGAAGTAGCGGATACAGAGGCTTGTTCGTAATGTCAATCCGAGGGGGAAGAGGGAGTGCTGTCTTAGCCATATCCTTTCCGGTCGGTTGAGTGAGGATGAAACGTTGTGCAGGCTCGTTCGGAGCGTTAGGTGGCTCAACCCCGAATTGGTAGATTTCGTTGAAGTATATGGGAACCAGAGAGGGGGTCTTGGTTCCATAAGCTGCAATCGACCTCGCTTTCTTGAGCGTTCCACCTCCCACGTCGATGCTCTTGTCGACCGGATGAGCGGTGAAGATTACGTTGCAGGGGAGAACCTTGGAAACGTCGAGAATCTGCTGGACAACCGAAGTCTCCCCGTTGAACTCGTCCCAGGAGGGAACTTGGATTCCGCTCGCAAGCTTCTTTCCTTTTCCCTCTTTGCTCTTAATCCCTAGCTGGAACCCAACAGCAGTCGCCGTAAGTGCTGTGATAGAGTCGATAACCACAGTTTCCCACGGGCACCGATCTTGGAGATCCTCGAACTCACGCGCGAAGTCCATGAACGAGATACAGCCGGGGAAACCTGGTCCGGGTCGGATGGCCTCCATACCAATGAGGTCATAGGTAATGTCCTTTCTGTTGGGATAGAACAGCTTCAGGGGCTGCATTCTCCCGTCAAAGTCGTAGAACTTAATGGGGCCGGGAAACGAACCTGCTGCGACAGTTTTCCCATTTCCATTGTCGCTGATAAAGAGGGCCATGATACGACCCCCTAGCACAATGTCAAAGACGTTTGGCATCCTTCTCCTCATACTCCGTAATGTAGTAATCCCCCGGTGAGAAATATTCACCCTCTTGGGACGCAATCCATTCGAGTGCTTCCTTCTCTGGGAGAGGCCCTTTGATGAAGAAATGTCGTCCTTCATCTTCCATGAGGCATGGAGACCTCATAATTATCCACATTTGCATCAATCAACCCTCAACAAATCATCAAGGTTCTGGAGAATCTTCGTAATCTCTGACTCGCCCTGGGTCTTCTTTCCTTTCATATTTGCCGGTCGAGTGCAGGTCGCGCAATGTGGCTTCTTCTGGTCGAGATTCTTGCGACCCATCTCGAACACGTTCTCACATCGGTGACAAATACACTGCCGACCGAGAACCATCTCGTTGACCAAGTAGTGACCGCATCCTGTAAGAATGCACTTCCACAGCGTAGAGGCTCCCTCCCGATTGAAGTTAACCCGGATATACTTATGAACGTCGTGACCCCACTTGAGGGCAGTCAGACTACGCTTCGTTTTCGCCAACTGGTTCCTCCTTCTTATCTCGGGTGTGCGGCGACCAAGGATCACCCTGATAGTATTGAGAGTTGAGTTTGAATTCGCGCACCTGCGGTATCGAGCAGCAAACCTGCTGAAAGATGCATCCCGAATACTTGTCGCAGGACGTGAAGTTGGGTGGGAAGTAGTTCTGGTCTATGTAGCCAACCAAGACATGAACCCAGTAGATCGTCTGCTGGACCCATTCCCTAATCAGCTCTCTTTCATAGCTGATGAACTGCCTCTGGAATCGCTCGGAAGCAGGAATGGACTTCTGGAATCCAATCTTGTTGATGATCACCTGATTCATGTTGAGCGCCCAACAATAACCCATGAACTGATTCGACAGCTTGTTGGGATTGCTCCTCCTCGATGCTGTCTTATGGTCTACAATGTAAATGCCGTGGGGAGAAGGATGCTCCACGATTGCGTCAATGATTCCCTCGTAGAGAATTCGGAGACCCGGTCTAGTTGGAGTCTCTGGCCTCTCGTAAAGCACCTTGGAGAAGCTCTGCTCAACTTCGAGAACCTTCCATCCGTCACGCTGCCAATAGAGGACGTTCTCCTTGAACTGCTTAATGTCCTCCTCGGCAGTTGCGACAGAGAGTTGCATGGGGAGATATTCTTTTCTCCCCTCTGCAATAGCACCAGCGATCAGGAGCGCATGATCCGCGTCCGTTGTGGTCATACCCGCTTTCTTACCACGAAGGTAATAAGCGAGCATCTTGTGCATCAAATCGCCCTTCTCCAGAGCCTCCGCCTTCTCTGTGGGGCGCCA